TGACAGGTAACACAGGGATGCGGCCTGTTCGCAACGGTGGGCCGTCCAACGTGCGCAACATCGGAGGTGCCGCAGGCATCAGCCTCGACAATCTCAGCCGCGCTTTGAAGGCGCTGACAGGACAGTAAAATGGTAAGCACCCTCACGCCCGAGAACCTGATCGGATCCCCAATGAAGGGGAAGCGTGGGGCTGCGTACCTGCGCTACAAGAAGCTCGAGGACGACCGCACAAGCTGGCGGTCGCACTGGATGGAGCTGTCCGATCACCTCGTACCACGACGTGGGCGCTACTTGATCGAGGGACAGAGCACCAAGGGCCGCAAGCGCAACAGCAAGATCATCGACAACACCGGAGGGCAGGCGTTGAACACGCTGGCCGCAGGCATGATGTCAGGTCTCACCAGCCCTGCCCGTCCTTGGTTCAGGCTGCGCACCCGTGATGAGGCCCTGATGGACACGCCCGGCGTCTCCCAGTGGCTGGGCATGGCAGAGATGGAGCTCCGCAAGGTCCTTGCGTCGAGCAACTTCTACAACAGCGCGTCGACCGTCTACACCGAGCTGGGGGCTTTCGGCACGTCTGCCATGCTGCGCCGTCAGCACCCCAAGCGTCTGCTCCACTACCGCAACTTCACGGCAGGTGAGTACGTCATCGCTGAGAACGAGTTCGGAGAGGTCGACACCATCGGGCGTCACTTCACCATGTCTGTGGCCCAGATCGTCGAGCAGTTCGTGATCAACAAAGTCACCGAGAAGGCCGACTGGAACAAGGTGTCCCAAGCCACCAAGACCCTGTGGAACCGCAAGGCCTACGACGAGAACATCGAGATCATCCACATGATCCAGCCGCGCCGCAAGTCCGACATCGACCCGGCCCGCAAGGACGGCAAGAACCGCAAGTATGCCGACCTGTACATGGAGCTGGGAGCAGATCGCGACGTGTTCCTGCAGGAGGACGGCTACGACCGCTTCCCCGCCTTCGCACCGCGCTGGAACCTGATGGGCGGCGACGTCTGGGGCACCAGCCCCGGGATGGAGAGCCTTGGCGACATCAAGCAGTTGCAGCACCAGCAGCGGCGCAAGGCTCAGGCCCTCGACAAGATGGTCAACCCTCCCATGGTGGCTGCCACATCGCTGCGCGGCAAGCCGACAACGGTGCTGCCCGGCGGCACGACCTATGTCGACAGCACCACGGGCGGGGGCTTTGCACCTGCCTATCAGGTGAGCCTGAGCATCGGTGAGCTGCAGCAGGACATCATGGAGGTGCAGGAGCGGATCCAGCGCGGGTTCTATGCTGACCTGTTCGCCATGATGATCAACAGCGACCGCCGCAACATCACTGCCACCGAGGTGGTCGAGCGCCACGAAGAGAAGCTGGTGCTGCTGGGCCCGGTGCTGCAGCGCCTGAACACCGAGTTCCTCGATCCCCTGATCGAGGACGCCTTCATCATCGTGATGGAACGGGGTGTCCTCCCTCCCCCTCCTGACGCGCTGATGGAGGCGGACATCGACGTCAAGTACGTCTCCCTGCTGGCGCAGGCGCAAGAGGCCGTGGCAGCACAGGCTATCGAGCGGACCTACGCCTTCGCAGGCAACCTGTCTGCCGTCGTGCCTGACATCATGGACAACCTCGACACTGACGCGTCGCTGCGCCAGTACAGCGAGATCCTCGGCAACGGGCCGGATGTCATGCGCCCGGCTGAGGCCGTGGCCAAGCTGCGCGCCGACCGTGCTGCAGCTAAGCAGAAGCAGGCAGCCATGGAGCAGGAGAACGTGGCAGCCCAGACCGCTCAGAGCGGTGCTCAGGCTGCCAAGGTCCTGTCAGAGGCTGACACCCAGAACCCGAACGCCCTGACACGTCTGATGGGTGGGCTTGCCTGATGGTACGCAAGATCATCACTGACAGCTCCAACGAGGAGCAGGTGCGGGCAGCCGAGAAGGACTGGGAGGACCGCTCCAAGGACATCCTGTTCATCATGAACCAGCCCCGAGGGCGGCGCTGGATCTACGAACTGATCTACGACGCGTGTCACACAGATCGCATGAGCCACGTCCCCGGCTCATCCGATGACACCGCGTTCAACGAGGGGGGACGTTCGGTAGGCCTGAAGATACTGGAGGACGTGCGCACCAGCAACTTCGGGCTCTATCTCAAGATGATGGAAGAGAACGCAAATGGCTGATGATGACCTGATCCAAGACGCCCCGCCCGCAGACGCAGCTGCCGATACTGGGACCCCGCCAGCCGATCCCCCGGCAGACGGTGCGCAGGCGCACGAAGACAAGAAGCTTGACAAAGCAGCTGACAATAATGCACAAGGGGAGCAATCGGGTGACCTGCTGTCGGATGACGGGGCCGCTGATGATGAAGGGGTGCCAGACCAGTACGCCTTCGACGCGCCGGATGAACTGAAGGACCTTCAGGTCGACACGGAGCGGTTGGACGCGTTCAAGGACGTGGCGAAAGAGCTGGGAATGTCTCAAAAGCAGTTCCAGAAACTCGTCGAATACGATCTTGGGCGTGGCAAGGCTGCATCGGATGCAGCTGTCAACGAGTGGAACACTCAGGTCCAGACGTGGCGCGAGAGCGCACGGACGGACAAGGAGATCGGGGGAGAGGCCTTTGCCGAAACCCAGAGACTGGCACAGGCAGCTGTGAACCAGTTCGGTGACAAGCAGCTCAAGGAGCTCCTCAAGTCGCCCTCCGCTGAGAACCCGAACGGTCTGGCAGTCGGCAACCACCCAGCAGTTTTGCGTATGCTTCGCCGCATCGGCGAACGCCTCGGAGATCCTTCGTTCATCGAAGGCGACACGTCCCAAAAGGACGACGGAGCTCTCAAGAGGATGTACCCGTCGATGTACAAAGATAGTGCCTAACCTGTAGGAGGCCCCAATGGCTGTACTTGGCACCAAGAACCCGACCCTCGCCGATCTGGCGAAGGTGACCGACCCCGACGGCAGCATCGCTGATGTTGTCGAAATCCTCAACGAAACCAACGAAATCCTGATGGATATGACTTGGATCGAGGGGAACCTCCAGACGGGCCACCGCTCGTCCATCCGTTCGGGTCTCCCGGCCCCGACGTGGCGCAAGCTCTATGGCGGCGTCCAGCCGACCAAGTCGCGCGCCGTGCAGGTGACTGACACCTGCGGCATGCTGGAAGACTACGCGGAGGTCGACAAGGCCCTCGTGGACATGGCCGGTGACCCGGCTGCCTTCCGCCTGCAGGAAGACCGTACCCACATCGAGGGGATGAACCAAGAAGTGGCCGAGACCCTGTTCTACGGGGACGAAGCGCTGTCGCCTGAAGAGTTCACCGGGCTGGCCCCGCGCTACAGTGATCTGTCTGCCGAGAACGGCGACAACATCATAGATGGCTCTGGAACCGGGTCGACGAACGGCTCGATCTGGCTGATCTGCTGGTCGCCCAACACCTGCCACGGCATCGTGCCGAAGGGTTCGAAGGCCGGTCTGCAGCAGCGCGATCTGGGTGAGGTGACCATCGACGATGTGGACGGCAACGGTGGGCGGATGCAGGCGTACCGCACGCACTACCGCTGGGATGTGGGCCTGACCGTCCGCGACTGGCGCTACATCGTGCGGATCTGCAACATCGACCGGACCGAGCTGACCGCAGACCTGTCGACTGGTGCAGACCTGAACGACCTGATGCATCAGGCGCTGACCGAGATCCCGAACGCTTCGTTCGGTCGGTGCGTCTGGTACATGGTCAAGCAGATGCTTGCAGTGCTGCGTCGTCAGACCTCCACGGCGGTCGCCAACTCGACGCTGTCCACCGACATGGTGGGTGGTACCATGCAGACTTCGTGGGGCGGTTACCCGATCCGTCGTTGCGACGCTCTGTCCATCAACGAGGCGCGTGTCGTCTAAGCGAGCGCAGAAAGGATCGTAACATGATCATCGATACCCGTACCCAGTTCGCCGATGCGGAGAGTGTGGCAGCAGCCGCTGGCACCGCTCTGATCGGCCATGTCATCGACCTTGGGGCCACGCCTCAGGACTATGGCAACGGCCAGCCCATGTATCTTGTCATCACTGTGGACACCTCGATCATCACCGGCGGAGCCGCCGGTACGATCAAGTTCCAGCTGGCATCCGATGCACAGGCAGCCATCGCCGTCAACGGCACTGCCACCGTCCACCTCGACACGGGCACCTTCGTCACCGACGATGACGCCCTGAACGATCTGGACGCAGGCGGCGTCGCCTTTGTGGGCGCAATGCCCACCGGTGCAGGCCGCGCCTACGAGCGCTATCTTGGCGTTCTGGCGACCATCGCCACGACCACGGTCACGGCTGGCGCGATCAGCGCCTTCCTGACTGCGGACCCGCGCCGCTGGAAAGCCTACGCTGACGGCCAGAACTAAGAACTGAGGCGGGGCTCACGGGCCCCGCCTTAACCTTTCCAACCATCAAGCGAGGAAGAGCACGATGGCGATCAACGTACAATTCGACAAGAACGGCTGGTACCACCCGGCCTTCGGTCGTCTCGGACGAGGCGACAAGACACGCGGCACCGTCTACACCCTGCCAGACGCGTTCGGTGAGACCGACGATGACGGCAATTTCCTCAAGCTCCCACGCACCGCCACCATCATCGACAGTGAAGATCTGGACGATGTGCTGGAGGAGCTGGAGCAGCCCAAGGCCGTGAAGCCGAAGGTGGGCGACGAGGACGCCCTGCAGAAGAGCGCTGCCCCCGGGGCTGGCCGTCGTGCCAAGACCCAGTCGGCACAGCAGCGCACCGCTCCTGACAAGACGCAACGTCGCGGGTCCACCAAGCCCAAACTGAGCTGAGGTCAACATGACGTCCAAGGTGCAAATCGCGAAGATGGCTCTGCAGCACATCGGCGACCGCTATGACATCACCAGCCTTGACGAGGTCTCGACAGAGGCTGAGCAAGTCAACCTGATGTACGACGCGACGCGGGACAAGCTCCTGCGGATGCACCCTTGGACGTTTGCAACCAAGTTCACGACACCTGCACCACTCGTTGTGGCGGTGCCTTCTCGCTGGGACTACGCCTTCGCGTATCCCAGCGACTGCCTCAAGATCGTCGAGATCACGCAGCCTCTCGGGCCCGGGTACCCCCCGGTCAAGTTCCGCACTGGGACCATCGCCACCCAGAAGGTGGTGATGTGCGACCTAGATGAGCCTGAGCTGCAGTACATCTTCAAGAATGACGATCCTGTCACCTACGACCCGAGCTTCGTGATGTCCTTCAGCTACCTGCTGGCAGCCTATGTCGCGATCCCGTTGACCGGAGACCGGGGGCTCAAAGGAGACCTGATGCGTGAGGCCATGGCAGAGGTCGACATCGCACGTCAGGAGGACGCCAACGAGGGCGTCGAGGATGAGAAATTCATAGATCCAGACTGGATCCGCGCGAGGTTGTAACATGGTAAAGCTCATCCAGCCCAGCATGGCGGGGGGCGAGATCTCCGCCTCTGTTGGAGCGCGGGTCGATCTTGCCAAACGCTCCGTCGCTGTCGAGCTCGCAGAGAACTACACGGCCAAGTTCGAGGGAGGCATGGACAGCCGACCGGGGCAGAAGTACGTCTGCAACACCAAGCCCGGCAGCTCGCAGTACAGGCTGATCCCTTTCGAGTTCAACACAGAGCAGACCTTCATCATCGAGCTGGGTGACCAGTACGCCCGGTTCGTGAACCAAGGTCTGCAGGTGCTGGACGACACACTGGCTGTGAATATCACCGGGGCCACGGCAGCTGATCCTGTCGTGATCACGTCGGTCGGCCACGGCTTCTCGAGCGGCGACGAGGTCTACATCGGTCTCGTCGGTGGCATGACCGAGCTGAACACCCGCAACTTCCTGATCACCGTGCTGACCGCAGATACCTTCAGCCTTCAGGACCTGCGAGGGGACGACGTCGACGGCACTGGGTACACGACCTACACCAGCGGAGGGGTAGCGGCACCACCTTACGAGGTGGCCACTCCTTGGGTCGCTGAGGACCTGTACGAGCTTGGGTTCAGCCAGTCAGGTGACATCCTGACCATCGTGCATCCTGAGTACCCTGCCACCGAGGTGGTACGGATCTCGAACACGAACTGGACCCTATCGTCGATCCAGTTCACTCCTGACACCCCAACGCCGACCAACATCTTCGGAAGTACCAAGAACGCGACGGTGTCTGCGGTCATCACCAATATCACGCAGGCAAACCCTGCTGTCGTTACGTCTACTGCGCATGGGCGCTCAGTCGGAGACCTCATCGTCATATCTGGTGTTGTTGGTATGGTTCAGGTCAACAACTTCATCTACGAGATCACGCAGGTGCTGACCGCCGACACCTTCGTCATTGCCTACCGATACAACGGCTTCACCGTAAACAGCACAGGCTTCACTGCTTACTCGACCGGAGGTGCGTGGGGGCTGTCAAACGCTGTGCGCCAGTACACCGTGACCGCCGTCAACAAGGACGACAGAGAGGAGAGCCTAAGGGGCACCGGGGCTGGGCTGCTAGTAAGCTCAATAGCGAACACGTCCCCTGCCACCGTAACATTTGGTGCAGGCCATGGGCTAAGTGATTTTGACATCGTGCAGATCTCTGGCGTCACAGGAACCATGGGTGACGTGGTCAACGACCGCTTTCAGGTCGTGGTCAACAGTGCGACCTCGGTCGACCTGTACAATCTAGACGGGTCTGAGGTCGACACCTCAGCCACGGCAGCCTACGCAGGCTCCGGTGTCGTCAGCCCCTTGTTTTCTAGTGTCTTCGGAAGCGCTGGAACCGACTGGAACAACGTAATCCGGTGGACCTCTGTGCCTGAGGCTGCTTTCTACAACATCTACGCCTCGATCAGCGGGGTGTTTGGTTACGTAGGAAGTACAGAGCTGGCCTACTTCGACGACCGTGGCATCGAGCCCGACCCGTCTCGCACCCCTCCGCGCCTGTACGACCCGTTCAAGAACGGCAACAACCCGGGGGCGACGGGGTTCTACGACCAGCGACGGATCTTTGCCAACACGGCAGACCAGCCCAACCGCTTCTTCATGACGCAGGCGGGGCACCTGTCGAACTTCGCCAGCGCCACACCGCTGCGCGACACGGATGCCATCGTGGCCACTATCGCTGCTCGGCAGATCAATGAGATCCGCCACATCCTTCCCTTGCAGGATCTGCTGCTGCTGACCAGCGGAGGCGAGTATCGAATGTTCTCTGACGTGGGCGTCCTCACCCCCACCACCGTCAACGTCAAGCCCCAGAGCTACTATGGCAGCACCGCCCTGCGCCCTATCGTGGCGGGTGCCACCGCCCTGTTCATGTCTCCCGGGGAGTTCGTGCGTGAGCTTAACTACGATCTGGCCCGCGACCGTTTCGGTGGGCGCGACGTGTCGATCCTCTCCCGGCACCTGTTCGACAGGAAGAGGATCCTCGACTGGGCGTTCGCAGGTGCACCTTATGGCGTCGTGTGGTGCGTCAGGGACGATGGCATCTGCCTGAGCCTGACCTACCAGCCGGATCAGGACGTCTATGCGTGGACTCGCAACACGACCCGTGGCAAGTACAGGAGCGTGGCCGTGGTGCGCGAGGATCAGACCGACGTCCCCTACTTCATCGTCGAGCGCAAGATCAACGGCAACACCGTCAGCTTCATCGAGCGGCTGGACAACCGCGAGTTCAACAGCCTCGGCGAGGCCTTCTGTGTGGACGCCGGGCTGAGCCTCGGCGTCGTGACGAACATCACCGGGGCCACCGCTGCCAGCCCGGTCGTGATCACAGCTGCCAGCCACGGCCTGCAGCCCGGCGACACGGTCGACATCTGGAACGTCTTCGAGGAGACCGAAGAGAACAACGTGGGGGAGAAGCTGTCCCCTGACTACAACGGAACCGGATATGCGGTGGGGGCGGTCACGACCGATACCTTTGAGCTGCAGAACCCTGACGGTGTGCCGTACGACGGATCCTCGTTTGCCGCTTACTCTTCCGGTGGTACGGCGAGGCAGGCAGTCACCACCGTCTCAGGTCTCTGGCACCTAGAGGGCGCAACGGTGGTGGCTGCCGCGAATGGTTACGCTATCGAGGGCCTCGTGGTCGAGAACGGCAGCATCACTCTGGACGACCCGGCGTCGCTCCTGCACGTCGGCCTGCAGTACACCTGCCGCCTGAAGACCCTGCCACTGGAGATCTACGCAGACAGTGGGAAGACGACGGTTGGCCAGCTCAAGAACGTCAGCCGTCTGAGTGTCCAGCTGGACCGCTCCATGGGCATGTGGTACGGTCCCGACATGGAACACATGCGGGAAGCAAAATTCGGTCTGCCAGAGCTCTACGGCCAGCCCCTAGACTTGGTCAGCGACATCATCGATGTCACGACGAAGGGGGACTGGGCGAAGCGCCGTTCTGTCATCATCGAGCAGCGTTCTCCCCTGCCGATGTCAATTCTGGCTCTGGTGCCCGACACTCTCTTCGGAGGTAACTGATATGCCCATCCGTCCCGTGGGGCCTGCTGACGCGACCCACCTCGTTGCTCTGCTGAGGCAGATGCACGAGGAGAGCCCAGTCGTGAGCAAGTTCCAGTTCGACGACGAAGGCACCTACGACGTGATCGAGGAGCTTAGCCAAGGCGAGAAGGACGACCTGTTCTTCTGGATCTACATCCACGATGGCGAGATCGCGGGGGTGGCCCTGCTCGAGGCGACGCATTCGCTGTTCGGGTTCTACACCATCGTGTCTGAGCACATCCTGTACGCCAAGGCCTCTGCCCGGGGCTCCTTCGGGATGGGCCGTCTGCTGCAGCACGCCCTGCGCTGGGCAGAGAACCGTGGTGACGTCATCCGCTTCGAGGCCTCATCTGGTATCCAAGACGATCAGCTTGCAACACAGGCCTTCCAGCGCCTCGGCCTGAGCCCGTGCGGCACGCTCTACGGCAAGGAGATGGTCTGATGGGGTTCATGACAGCTCTGGCAATCGCAGGTACAGGCCTGAACATGCTCGGTGCCTCCAAGAAGGCAAAGGCAGACAAGGCCGCTATGCGGGCGCAAGCTGAGCAGGATCTGCGCAACGCCGAGATCGCGAAAGAGAACGCCCGCGACGTCGAGCGTGTTGGCAGGATCTCGATCAACGACGCCAAGGTGGCAGCTGCCCGCACCATCGATCAGGCCAAGGCCTCGTTCGTTGGGCGCGGTGTGGTGATCAACGAGGCAGGTACGGCCCCAGAGGCCGTGGTGCAGGACATGGTTCGGGCAGGCGAGATCGACGTGATCCGGCTGCGCGACAACATCGACATGGAGAAGCGCCGGGCTATTGATCAGGCTGAGAACTTCGAGGCTCAGGCAGCGTCGACTAGCGCGAGCGCAAGCTCCATCAAGCCGGGCTTTGCAGCTCTCACCGCTGGTGTCGGATCTCTGGCCCAGAACTATGATCTGCTGAGGTGACCTGATGGCTATCCGCGTACCAACACCCCCCCAGATGCAGGTCGGATCTGTGCAGGCCGAGGTCACACCGCGCGCCTTCCAGAGCGTCCAGTATCGGTCGAACGACTTCATGGGGGACCAGCTGCAGCGTCTGGGGCAGGGCGTAAACGCCCTTGCGGGACGCATAGACGCTGCCCGTACAGACACAGCTTTGCTCGAGGCTCAGGACGCCATCAACAAGAAGCGCCGCGAGCTGTTCGATCCCCAGACAGGGATCTACTCCCGGCAGGGCGCGAACGCCGTCGGCGTCACTGATCTGGTGGACCGCGAGCTGCAGGCGTTCAGCGAGGAGATCCTGAAGGGCAAGAACCTGTCGGGGTCTGGCCGCGAGGCTGTGCAGCGCCTGCTGATGGCAGAGCGCCAGCGGGGTTACGAGAAGGCCGCAGACTACGAGATGCGGGCGCACGAGGCCTATCAGGAGCAGATGCAGGCCGCTCACCTAGATGCTCAGTACGACACTCTGTTCCGCAACCCGGGCAACGCCTCTGAGCGCGACAGCGCGTTCACCAACATCATGAACAGCGTGACGGCCAAGGCCGACAAGATGGGATTTGCAGACGCCACCCTGCGCGACCAGTACATCGAGAATGAGCTGACCAAGGGGTTGCTGGCCGTGGCCGAGGGCTATGCTGTGACGGATCCTGTCATGGCAGACGCGTTCCTCGAGGCCAACCAAGACAAGGGCGATCCTCGCCTTATCCAGCAGCAGCGCGACAGGCTGAAGCCGCAGGTGATCGAGGCGAAGGCCCGCGAGGTCACAGCCCGCGCCATCAACGCTGACCGCACCTTTGGCATCCGAGCAGCTGACAATGTGAGCCATGGTACCAACTTCGAGTACAGCATGGGGCGGCTGCGCCCCGAAGCTCCGAACCAGAATGTGCAGAACATTGTCGGCACTGCTATTTCAGACGTTCTAGGGCCGGGTGCACGGTTCGTGGTTACCTCTGGCAAAGGTAACGGCAACGCACAGAGCGGCAGGCACGTCCACGGTGACGCGATGGACGGTAAGATCTACCGGGCAGATGGATCTCTGGTCACCATGGGCAGCGACGACATGAAGGCGATCTCTCTTGCCGCATCCACCAGAGGCATCCTTGGGGTCGGTTATGGCTACGGGGATATGGGGGACGCCGTTCACTTCGACGTCGTGAACCCAAACCCGGCACTCGGGCAGGGGCACGTTTGGGGGCAGGCAAATGAGATCGGTGATGAGCTGGTCGCGGCCATGCGTGCAGGCGAGCAGGCCGTCAACAAGACAGGCCTCGAGGTCATCATGGACATCACAGACCCTGATGTGCGCGACGCCGCCCTGACCCGGTACCGGCAGGAGCAAAATTCGTCCTACACACAGAAGGTCCGCGCATCTGAGACTGCGGCCACGGACACGATCACCCAGATCGGGCAGGACATGGAGGACGCCGCTGCGAACGGCACCCCCATGCCGACGCTGGACACCTACCTGAACTCCCGTA